GGGTGGACCTACAGCAGAAGAATCATCATCAGCAACACCAACAAGTATGGCGTCGCCAGTATCTTCAGTTGCACCAAGTGGTGCACAAATGCAATCGGCAACTAAAGAGAATATGGATCAGCAAATAGAATCTTCATTATCACCAGGAGAATCTATTGTAATTAATAAAACAAATAATTCTTCTATCGGTGGTAAATCGGAATCTGGTTCTATTGGTGAGAGTGCTGTACGTAATGATGATAATTCTTTATTAAAAGCACAAAGACAAAGCTTAAGAATAGTTTAACCAATGAAAAACCCCGTTCGTAACGGGGTTAAAAACTCTCCAGAAGACACTTAAGAAGAAAGAGTTTTTATCACTCCTCGGCTAACTTTGAGAAGTATGCCAAGTCATCATCATCTTCAGTAAGATCAGGTTCAGCAACTTTCTTAGGAGCAATACGTGCTTGCTCTTTGATAGTCTCTACGGTTGTCTTAGCAACTGGTACGTCACCATTCAAACCTAGAACCTTTTCCAAACGACCTTTTAAGTCATCATAGGACTTGAACTCTTTATCGGCTGTTAGACCAGATAAAGCGTGTTCTGCTTTCCAAATCTTTTCTAATTTCTCGTCATCATCACTCAATGGAGATGCTGATTCGAATTCAGACTTATCATAGTTTTGGTAGCCTTCTACTTTACGAATCTTCAACTTGAAGTTAGCACCTTTCCATAAATCAAATGGATTGATTGGCTTCTCATCTTCAAACTGAGGATTCATTGCTTCAGTAATCTTATCAAAGATTTTCTTACCGAACTTGAACAACTTAACTTGTCCTTCATTTTCTGGATGCTTAGGATCAGAAACGATATAAACGTTGGCGATATAGTTTAACTTACGCTTTTGTTTACGTACAATTTCTTTGTTGGCTTCTACACCAGAATTCCATAGTTTGTTATTGTGTTCACAAACAGGACATTGTTGGTTCTTGGTAGTCAAACAATTGTCGATTAACCAACCACCAGGTCCTTGAAATCCGTGAGAGAATACTTTGACCCATGGTAATGCATCTTCACCATCGGCAGCTGATGCTGGTAAGAAACGAATCGTTGCCATACCATTGCCAGCTTTGTCTACTTCTGGACGCCAGTATAGTTCTTTTTCGGAGGATCCGTCTGACGAAGCATTGAGAGCTTCAACGGCTTTTGCGAGTTTGTCCAGATTGCCTGAACTCTTTTTCATTTTAGAGAAATCCATAATTAACCTTTCTAGTATAACGGAATGTAACGGAGTATGTTTCAAAAGTATCATAATATAGTATATTTATCCATCAAAGCAGATAAAATTTCAACATTACCATAGTTTCTCTGGCGTTCTTGTGGTGTATAGCAAGACCGCCAGCTTCTTGCCAATCAGTAATAACACTCAAGGTATCATCAATGATTAGAGAAGTCGGTGTTGCAAAGTTCTTTTTCAGTTCTTTGCCAGGAACAAAGTTCCCTTTAAATGAGATGCCATGATTACATAACCAAACAGTCTTTTGTCTGGCCACTTCTTCATGACTTTCTGGTCTACCTGTTGAAGATAAAATCTCTACAGGTACATCTTGGTTCTTTAAATATTCAATTAATGCTGATGTATCAGGCATCGGTTCTAATGTTTCAAATTGTTTGGTTTTAATAAAATTCATAAAACGATTACTGAAGTTTTTTCTAGCTTCTTTAGAATCCGGATCCATGTGATATAACTCATTGTATCTTTTTACAAAGTCAGCTATCACACCATCCATATCAAGATATATTTTATCAATCTTAGGCATATTCTTTAATTTGTTCTTTCAATATTTTCTTAAATTTTTGTTTATCATATTGTATGAAAGGTGTATACCTCTCACACTTCAGTTTATAATCAGGCCATATTATGTTATCGGCAATTCTTTCAGTCCAGATTGGAAAGAAACACATAATATCATTAAGAATACACAAGGTTTCTATCTCAATACTTTTTCGCATTGTTTGTTCAAGTAGATACGGATATTGACCATTGTTTACTTTTAACCAATTTTCTGTTTCGAATAACATTATTATATCTTGTTCGAAGTTATATGTCAAGCTTTGTTTTCTTTTCTGCCACTTTTTGTAGGTATCTTCACCTTCAGCACCTGATATATCACCAACCCATTTAATAGTACTATCAATAAAATTGGCAATATAAAACTCACGTAATTCATCAAGCTTAAATCGCCTACTCAATCTATAGAAATGAAATTTGTCCTTACGTCTAGAGAAGGAATCTTTAGATACATTGGTTTTGCCACCATACTTAAAGTAATCATAACTATTAGAAGTAAAATGTAAATGTATCGCATTGTATAAGGCAAAGGCGGCAAAGCCTGTGTTCTCATCGTTCATATTGGTAATTTATTGGACTTTTTTAGTAAATTTAAACCTTCAGCCTCTTCTCTTATCTGTGCTTTAAGAGCAGAAGATAAGAGACTAGATGCCACATCTATTTCCATTCCACTATTCTCACAATGAGCAATAACGGTATCAATAATTTTCATTGACCATAGACCAGATTCAACGGCAATCATATCACTAAACTCGGCAATTTCTATTTTTGTTGGCATAATTCTCAATCATAAAAGTATATTGTACTACAAAAGAATCACCGTGTCAATACTTAGCGTAAAAAATATGATTACCAATTGTCATGTACGGATGTATGTTTGACCATCCTGGATGTACATAAGTGGCATGGTAAAATACAATATTAGCTTTAGCAATAGCCTTGTGTAATATGCCTTCTGTAAGTGCTCGTCTAGCAATCATTATACATTCTTCCCATGCGTATTGATTACGGACTTCATATGATTTTTCACAAGTCCAGGTGAATTGGCATGTACCATTATTTTTTTGATATACTACTCCGCAAACATCCGATGGATAGTTCTTGTTTTGTGTTCTGTTTAAAGTTACCTGAGCAACTGCAAGCTTACCCTCATAAGGTTCCATTGCGGCTTCGTAATATATGTTTTTAGCCATACAGAGAATTTGTTTATTAAAATCTGCTTTCACGGCTTCAGTAATATCAGGTGCGGGTTTGGCATTTGTAGCGATTAAGCTTAATGACAATACGGCTATGATAGTTTTAGTTAGAAACTTCATCATACTCTCCTTTTTGATTACGTTCTTCTAAGAAGAACTTGGTCTCCAATTACGATTTTGATTTAGTGTGGAGAACGGTATTATGAATAGCGGTGATTCATAATGGGGCTTTTATTGAGAGCCCCAAACTCATATATTAGAATGATATACGAGCGGCAACACCAGCTTGTTTATCTTTAATATCTTGTAATGATGCGGATGCGTTCAAATCAATAGCCCATGTCTTTGTAACAGGATAAGAAACACCTGTGTAAGCTACTGTTTGTTTTGGTGCATTTTTGTCCCAGTTAGCATGTGTTTTTGCACCGATAAATGCATAAACAGGACCAACTGTCTGACCTAATGTACCACCAACTAGACCGTAGTTATAAGCAGTATCTTTAGCTGCATTAAGGCCTTGGTCACGACCAGCACCAGCATATACATTTAATACGCTTAGCTGATAACCTAATGTACCTTCAATACTGTTGAACATACCACCTTGTGTTTGTACTTGAGTACGGTCTTGAACAACAACATCAAATCCAGCACCAATATCTTTACCAGCACGTACAGTTTCTACTGTAGCATGTTGGGAAGCATTAGTACGACTTTGATTTGCATCTACACCAACTGATACGAAATCAGCGGCAGCTGCAACACCTAAGACTGCCATGGTGGCGATTGCAATAATTGTCTTTTTCATTTAAACTCCTTTAGTTATAAAAATTGGTTAGTTATTCTGTTACGAGGAAACTAACCGAAACCCTATGATAGCTTAAGCTGCCATCAAATATGCTGTTTCATCGTTTGCATTTAACGTTTTTTACTTTTTACATCTCTCTGTGATGAGTTGTCCATGCCTCTACTCTTTGCACAATCGAATCCAATTCAGGCCCATCATAAAAACACCTTATGCTCTTATGGTGGACCTGCCGGCATCGAAGCCGGGTCTTGCACACTTTTTGATTTACTTCATACAACCATAATACGGTAGTAACCATAACTATCTAGGACAGCAAAGATTAAACTACCAATTACACCAATTGAACTATTTCTTGTATAGCTTGTCCATGAGGAAGCAAAACAACAAACAATCCAAATAGGATATAAAATATTCCAAGGAATATTAGGTACTGTACATGCTATTACTACCGTGTTGAATAGAATACCTAGCCAACATGATGTTTCAATAATCCATCTTATTGGAAAAGATTTAAAATCATCTAATACGAATTGAATCGTATTTTTCATGTAAGTATACACCATATTTATCTTTTTGGCAAGCTATCTTTGTAGAACTGTATCGCTTTCACTAATCCATCAATATGATCTTCTACCTTTTGTTGAAATATATGGCATCCTTCATCTTCTACGGCCATGATAATCACCAAATCATTAATAGGTGTTCCTATCATTTCTTCATACATCAAAGCATATGCAGATGTTTGCCAAAAGTAATCTTCAATATCTGTTAATGATTTAATTCGTTTAGATGTTTTAAAATCAATAACAGATAATACACCATCAAACTCAGCAATACAGTCTACACGACCAGCCATTTCAAGTTGTTTAGACCACAATGCCTGTTCTTGATAATGTATATTATTAATTCTATTTAATGTAGGTTTTAAACTCAAAAACATTTCTTTGGCATCTGGCATAATTTCACCAACTGGTTCATTATTCAAATACCTTTCACATAATGTATGTACATTAGTACCACGACCAGTAGCCATCTTTGATATACGATTGGCTTCTACTTCACCAACTCGTTTACGCCACCTCATAATAGATTCTTTTTTCTGTGCACCTATGACGGTGGTTACAGAAGGCAGTTTGGTACCATCTGGAAGTGTGTAGAAACGACTACCAGAAGGTAGTGTTGTTGATTGTAGATCCTCTAAGGATTTTGGTGGGCAAAATGTAAACATTAAATTAAATCATTAAAATCAATAAAGGTGAGGTCATTTACTGAACCATACGTTGCACTCTTTGCCATTAAATTAAACGATAAACTGTATCGTGTTTTCTTAGTGGTGTTGGGTGGTACAGCATGTTCCAAATATGATGGAAATAAAAGTATGTTACCTTTCTTAGCTTCAATTATATAATGTGTTGAACTGAATTCATTAGAAGTATGTTTTTTATCTATTTGGGGATAAATTTTGAAACAACTTACTGCGTCTTTAGGCTTAGTAAAAATAACAGGCGTTGATTTATCTATATCATCAAAGTAAAAGATACCAGAAATTAAACTATTTGGATGTGTATGTGGTATATGATGTTGACCGGGTATTTTGACTGAAACCCATGATAGTACATCAACCATTTCTTTTATATCATAACCAAGCACATCTTTGAGAAAAGGCAAAGATGATTTTAATATAAATTCTCTGAGTTTAACACATTCTAACGATCTAAGGATTTTTACATCTTTCGAACGAGTACCATATGACTGGACATCAATATTTGTTTTATACATTTCAACATTCATTAAGAAATTTCTCAATGTATCTTCAACTTCAAAAGGTATAACTACAACAGGAGTGGGGAATAGGTGGTGTACTTGCATAATATATTATAACATGGTATTAAGAAAATGTCAATACTTACCTTCAGCAAAAACGTTAATAAACACGGTATTATCTTCTATGGCTTCAATTTCATGCCATTCATTTTCAACCAAATTGATAGGTTGTGTTGTTTTATCCATAATAATCTCTTTACCTTCTTTGCGTACATAACAAGATCCTGAGGTACATAAAGTTGCGTGAGCAAAGTTGTGTTGATGCTTTGGCAATCCTTCACCTTTACTAGCATGGAAAACATTTATTGTAG